AAGAACTCGCCACTTATGTTCGGGCATACGAACAGAAGATGAAAATGAAGCGGGAGAATATCGCTTCAAAGGGTATCTGGACTGCCAAGAAACGCTATATCCTCAACGTCTGGGACAGTGAGGGTGTTCGTTACTCCGAAGCCAAGATGAAGATCTGTGGCATGGAGACGGCACGTTCATCTACTCCAGCATTCTTCCGCAACAAGCTCAAAGAAGCATACAAGATTATCATCAATGGTTCTAATGATGATGTCCTTGAGTACATCGACAAGGTAAAGACTGACACTCGTAAGCAAGAGTATGCAGATATTGCTTTCCCTCGCGGTGTAAACAATCTGGATAAGTATCGTAGTCATACTGACATCTATAACAAGGGAACTCCTATCCATGTTCGTGGTGCCCTGCTCTATAATCATTATGTGAAAAAGCATAAGGTAGAGCACAAGTATGCTAAAATACAAGAAGGTGAAAAGATCAAGTTCTTGTACTTGAAAGAACCAAATCCTATTGGTGAGAATGTAATCTCATTCATGGGTCGTATCCCTACCGAGTTCAATGTAGAAAAGTACATTGATTACAACCTACAGTTCGACAAGTCGTTCTATGAACCTCTTAAGAACGTATTAAATTGTATCGGTTGGGACAGCAAGAAAACAGTATCACTTCTATCATTCTTTTAATATGGATTTTCTATCGCAAGTAATTAAGGATAGCAAAAATGAGTTTGCTTCTCTTGCATCTGATGGCATTGCTGCTGGTGACGTTGAAAGTTTCGTTGATACTGGCAGTTACATCTTTAATGCCCTGGTTAGTGGCTCCATTTTTGGAGGCATTCCTTCTAATAAGATTACAGCCCTGGCAGGAGAAAGCGGGACTGGCAAGACTTTCTTTTGCCTTTCTGTTGTTCGTAATTTCCTTGACCTTGATCCTGATGCTGGCGTCTTATATTTTGAAACCGAGTCTGCCATTAGTAAGCAGATGATTGAGAGTCGTGGCATTGACTCCAAGCGCATGGTGATCTTCCCTGTCAATACAGTGGAGGAGTTCCGTACCCAGGCAGTCAGGATCATTGACAAATATATGGAACAACCAAAAGATGATCGCAAACCACTGATGTTTGTGCTAGACTCTCTTGGTATGCTAGCCACCAACAAAGAGGTTGAGGATGCGTCGAACGACAAGAACGTTCGTGATATGACCAAGGCACAACTTATCAAGTCTTGTTTCAGAATCCTCACATTGAAGCTTGGAAAGGCTAATATACCTATGTTAGTTACCAATCACACCTATGATGTCGTCGGTTCTTATGTCCCTACAAAAGAAATGGGGGGAGGCAGTGGACTCAAGTATTCTGCTAGCACAATCGTATATCTCGGAAAGAGAAAGGAAAAAGATGGAACGGATCTCGTCGGAAACATTGTCAAATGCGAGGCTAAAAAGTCTCGTCTGACCCGAGAGGGATCAAAAATTGAGACACGTCTGTTCTTTGATGAGCGTGGACTTGAGAGACACTATGGACTCCTTGAATTAGGAGAGCGAGCAGGACTGTGGAAAAACACTGCTGGTCGCTACGAGATTGACGGCAAGAAAGTGTATGCAAAGGCAATCCTAAAGGACCCTGAATCATACTTTACTGAAGAGATTCTTGCCAAACTAGATAAACAAGCACAACGCGAATTTTTGTACGGAGCAGATGATGACGGAGAGTCTTGAGCAAACCATCTTAAGAAATCTGATATGCAGTGAGGACTACTTTCGCAAGGTAGTCCCTTTCCTCAAGAAAGATTACTTTCAGGAGCAGCATCAACAGGTTATCTTTGATGAGATTCAAGACTTCGCTGGGAAATATGATAAGTTCCCTACAAAGGAAGTGCTAATCTTACAACTGCAACAGAGAAATGACCTCACTGAAGAAACTTATCAAGCGTCTGTTCAACAGATCAACGCCTTCACAGACGAATGGGTTGACACCAAGTGGCTCACAGACGCCACAGAAAAATGGTGCCAAGAACGAGCAGTCTACAACGCCATCTTACGGTCTATCAAGATCGCAGAAGGAGGCGATAAGGAAGTATCAAAGGACGCGATACCAGGCATACTCCAAGAGGCCCTGGCAGTATCTTTCAACGAACACATCGGACACGACTACGTACAAAATGTAGGAGAACGATATGACTATTATCACCTTGAGGAGCACAAGATCCCGTTTGACATTGACAAACTGAATCTGGTAACTAAAGGTGGTCTACCTAACAAGACACTCAATGTGGCACTGGCAGGCACAGGCGTAGGTAAGTCTTTGTTTATGTGTCATATGGCAGCATCATGTCTATCCATTGGTTATAATGTCTTGTATATCACGATGGAGATGGCAGAAGAGAAGATTGCTGAACGTATTGATGCTAACCTTCTCAATGTAAATATCCAAGAGATCGGCTCTATCCCCGAAGACATCTTCAAGAACCGTGTCAATGAGATTGGTAGGAAGTCTCAAGGTAAGTTGATTATCAAAGAGTATCCTACTGCTGCTGCTCATACTGGGCACTTCAAATCTTTGTTGAATGATCTGTCACTTAAAAAAGATTTCAGACCCAACATTATCTTTGTTGACTACCTGAATATCTGTGCTTCATCGCGATATAAAGGACACATTGTGAACTCCTATACTTATGTCAAAGCGATTGCGGAAGAACTTCGCGGACTTGCGGTCGAGCATGACCTACCTATTGTCACTGCTACTCAAACTACTAGGAGTGGTTTTGGTAATAGTGATGTTGACCTTACAGATACTAGTGAGTCTTTTGGTCTTCCCGCTACTGCCGATCTTATGCTTGCTCTCATATCTACTGAAGAATTAGAGCAGTCTGGTCGCATCATGGTCAAGCAACTTAAGAACAGATACAATGATCTCACCTACTATCGCCGCTTCACGGTGGGTATTGACAGGGCGAAGATGAAGCTGTATAATGTTGATGACTCCGATGGTGATATCACTTCCGAACAAGAAGATGATACTTACGAAGCACTTGAAGAGATCTCAACCAAACAATCACGACTCGATAAATTTTCCCAATTCGTTATATGACCATTAATTTTTCTCGCTACGAAGAGTTTGTAGATGCAGTTACGAGTGACGCTTCTAAAGATTTTGTCGCTCTTGCTGACCGTATGGTTGAACTTGACCAGAAGGGTGCCAATATTGAACGACTTCTTACTGCTGGCGTTGGTATTAACGCTGAAGGCGGTGAGTTTCTGGAGATCATTAAGAAGATGGTTTTCCAAGGTAAGCCTTGGAACGACGATAATCGAGAGCATCTCATTATTGAGTTGGGTGATCTTCTCTGGTACGTAGCGCAAGCAACTCAAGCACTTGGCGTGTCCTTTGAGGAAGTCATTGAGACTAATGTCAAGAAACTTGAGAAGCGTTACCCTGGCGGATCATTCGACATCTACTACTCGGAGCACCGTGCGGCGGACGATCGTTAAAAAATAATTAAAAGACCTTGTTTTGTGGTGGTTTCCTGATAAAATATATATAGCAGCAACCACCACATGATCAACCTCCACGAACGCTACGGACACTACCTGAACAGCAACAGAAAACATGACATCACAGGTGAACGTGTCCTGGGTTACGGATGGGAAGATAATGGCAAGGACATTTGTGGGTATTATGTGCTCACTGAAAAACATAGAATGCTCTTCGATTTGTCTGGAGCATTACAATACAAGGAAGGGTGGTCGAGTGGTTTAAGGCTCTAGTCTTGAAAACTAGCGAAGTGAGAGCTTCCGTGGGTTCGAATCCCACCCCTTCCGTTTATACCTCCTCTAAATAATAGGGGAGGATTTTTTTTATGGCAAAGACTGGTAGAGTAAAATGGGAGCACTACTTCAAAGGTAGGACCGTTGATACTTTTGTTAAGGCCAACAGTAAGGCAACTGAAACAAAAAATACCACTACCTCTGGCGTGAAACTAGCGCACGGAACACCTATCACTGTGTTTGGTGGAGACCAGTACGATACCAAACTTCAAATCAGTTGGGGTAATAACAGTAGTGAACTTCATATCGACTGCATTGATAAGCCTGGTAAGACAAATGTCAGGATGCAGATTGAAGCAACAAAACTTATATCAAAAGGTAGCGATGAAGTCGTGCCCTCTATCCTGGGCATACCTGATGTAAAATGTAAATGCTTTACTACTCCAGAGCAGATTGCCAAATCAGTTATACATGGACTGGAAAATGAACCATCGGTGCCTGACTATGTAACCGAACAAGTTGTGGATTACTTCATGAGTAATCTGGATGGCAACTACAATTTCACATGGTCCAAAGCAGTAGTAGATGGTATCAAAAAACAACTAGGAACCTATGTTGGTGAGATGTTGGTGGGATATATTGGTATGTCCAACGCAGCACAGGGACACCTATCTCAAAACATTCTTCCTAAAAATAATAAGTGCTTTTTAGTACCTGATGATCCACAGTTTGCTGGTGTTGACTCGCTGTTTTTAGCAGAAGATGGAACCCAGGTTCCCATCTCATCCAAGTATGGTAGAGGTGCTCTGGCATCTGTCTGGGCTAACATCATTCCAGTTGCTATGAAGTACAAGAGTAGTCTGCCAGACTGTGTTTTGAAAGACCTTGTGTCAGCTGCGGAAGCGGTCGGCGGTGACCCCACGCGCAAGGGAAAGGAGATAGTATATCAGTATGGAATCAAGCAGATTCTAGGCGTGGATACCAACGCACCATACGATGTTTTCAAGGCATTTAAGGCAGGAAAACCTGCTGAACATGCTCCTGTCCTGCTCAAGGCACTGCAGTATGTCAAGTCTGGTGGTGATGGTACAGAGTCATCGGCTCAAGTGCTGATCACCAACGGCAAAAAGGGTGGTAAATCACTGACCGCTATTCTATCAAGGGGTATAGCAGACAGATTAAATAAAGATACCACATCTCTAAACGAAGCAAAGAGATTGATCGCTGGAAAGGATTTCTATCAAGCAAACTTGGATGATAGTAAGTTCTTGAAGGGAGAAGTGTATTTCAGGATGAGTAAAGCTGCACAGATGAACTTGAGTTTTTCTGGTTCAAAGGCATCTACCAGCAACATTGATGCTAGTCAAGGAACGGTAAACTATCTGCTGGCGTAATGGCAAACATTAAACAACTCAAACACCTAGAACACTTGGAAGATGAGATGCTGAACTACGGCACCGAGGGGTGTATGGCAGCAGTTTCATTCTTGAAAGAACTTCGCAAGATGCTGGGCAAGCAAGAGAGCAGCGGATTCATGCAGACCAAGTGGGATGGTGCGCCTTCAGTTGTTTGTGGTGTAGAACCGCTGACAGAGATGTTCTTTGTAGGAACAAAGTCAGTTTTTAACAAAACAGAACCAAAGATCTGCTTCACCGAGGAGAGTATTGATGAATGGTATCAAGGAGATCTAGCAGAGAAACTAAAGTTTGCTCTAAAATATTTTAGTCAATTAGGTATCAAAGGTGTGGTGCAGGGAGACTTGCTATTCACCACAGATTTAAAGAAAGAAACTGTAGACGGTGAGGAGTTGTATACATTCCGCCCTAATACCATTACATATGGTATACCAGTTGATCATCCCATTGGCAAAGCTGCAAACACTGCTAAAATTGGGGTAGTATTTCACACTCACTACACTGGTACTGCATTAGAAAATATGCAGGCCATGGCAGGTGCAAAAGTAGAAGGTAATAGTAACGTATTGGTTGTAAAAAACGACACACCTATGGATAGAGTGGGATTTTCTACAGCAGAACTCCGTACCTTTGATAACCATGTTCAGAAAATTGAACGCATGTGTGTTCTTGCTGGTCCTTTTTTGGATCAGTTGGTGGATAATTTTGGCAATACGGGAGAGAAAAAACTCCACATATCTTCCTCCCTCAAGCAGTTCTTTAATTCGGAAATTAAAAATGCGAGAGCCATCACAAATGTGGATGAGACCATAAATGAACTGGTAAACTTCTACCATGCCAAGATGACAAAGGAACTGTCCAAGATAAAGACAGTTGCTACTCTTACAAAGAAAAGAAACTTGGTATATCAGAGTGAAAATTACCTATTAGATAACGTATACAGTTTCAAGACGATGATTGCACTCTATAAAGAGTTGCAGGCTATCAAACAAATGGTTATAGATAAATTAGATCACCTTGAAACTTTCAAGACATTTGTTCAAACAGATAAAGGTTATAAGGTAACCAGTCCTGAAGGATATGTTATGCATAAAGACGGTAGTATGATCAAGTTTGTTAACCGTCTTGAGTTCGCGTACAATAATTTTACTATCGAGAAGAAATGGCGTTAGAAGGAAAGGTATGTTACTTCACATTTGGTAGGTTCCAACCACCTACAACAGGTCATGAAGATAACTTCAATGGCGTGAAACGTGCTGCTGGTCAGCATGACTATCGCATCTACATCTCACAGTCTGTTGATGCTAAAGGTAATAACCCTTTACCTCCTGATCGTAAATTGCACTACATGAACTTGATGTTTCCGCAACATCGTGGTAAAATATTTTCGGGACCCAAACAACCTGTTGCAATCTTACAAGAACTCATGCTCGCTGGGTATGATGATGTAGTATTCTTGGTGGGTTCTGATAGAGTTAATGCCATGCAGTTCCTCCATAAATATAATGGTAAGGATTACTCCTTTAGAAGTATCCGCATTGAGTCTTCGGGCAGCAGAGATGCTGACGGAGACACTTTTGCTATCTCGGGTACTAAAATGAGACGTGCTGCTGCGGCCAACGACTTCAAAACATTCCGCCAGGGTATACCTAAAGCGTTATCGGAGAAGGATTGTAGGGCACTTATGGCAGAGATTAAGAGTAATTTGCCAGACAACTATAAATGAAAAATTTCAAGACACTACGCGAAGAAGCACTGCGTCAGCAACATAGACAAGGTGATGTCTTTGTGGAGGGTGATGTTATCATGTCGTCTATCACTGGTGAGAAAGGCACGATTCATCGTGCTGGTGTCAACTACGTCATCGCAATTACCGAGTCAGGAGACATGTTTCGTGCGTGGATTAAGGATGTGCGGCACGTCAACGTGACGGACACTATAAATAAAGGAAGGAAAAGTAGTAGTATTTTCAACAATGGAAAGACAAAAACCAGTCAATAGTGTGCAACATAATGATGCCTA